GAGCAGATCAAGGCAGAAACCCTCCAGAAAGTCGCGGTCTGAGATCTCGACTAGACGTGGGCGCATAGATCTCGACGAGACGTGCGCTCATTTATCTCGACTAGACGCACGCGGTATTGTATCAATTCATGAATTAGTTCTTCTTACTAGTTCCCTCTCACACAGGATTCTGATACAATACCGTTAACAATCAATTCTCCCCTCTTGATCATGGTCGTCCAAGTGTCCCCTCTATCATCCAAAGCAAAGAATAGGTTTGCAAATCTTATGAGTTGCGATCCTATTTGTGTGGTAGAGCAGATTAAAGAAAACAAAATGTTTTTGAGATCTGCTAACAATCGGTATCACTTCTGGGTCGATCCGTCAAGCGGCGAGGATTGGTTCATTGATTGATATTGAGAATCAATCGCAAGAGTCTGTGGTGGGTGTAATGCTATTGACTCTCATTCTCAATTAGCGGATTGTCGATTTTACCATGTGTCAATTCTGGATCGTCACATTGTGTGGCAGTTCTGGGATTGACACATTCTTATTGCAAGTGATTCTCATTATCAGATTAGAATCTCCTATCTGATTCTCACGAGATGGCAAGTGAGAATTAACAGAACTTAATGCAACCTTTAATTCACATTTTGTGGGCGGATTGTCAGGATAGGAAGACTCAGAATCTCTTCGGATTTAAGGGGTTGGCAGGACCTGCCAGCGCCGCTAACTTGTGATCACAAGGCGAGAGGTTCTAAACACCTCCGCCGCTCTCTCCCACTCTCCCGCAATGGATCTCACCAATCTCACCGCCGATTCGATCATCGGAACTTGGTTCCTAAGTGACACTGAAGACCGCCAGAATGGTCTCACATGGTATAACAATGCTCACGCGATAAGTGAGAGAATTGCCGCAGAATTAGGATTCTCGGTTGATCAGATCGCTGGCGCAATCGCCGCGCTATCTCCTAACAATAAGTGGGAGCGGAATTGTCAGGACGCCGAGAATTTAGCAAGGGCAATTAAAGCGGGGATTGATACAGACAGCGTTAAAGTTTGCACGTTCGGCAACAACAAAGCAAAGGCAATTAAAATCTTATCAAGCGCCGTAGATTCTGCTGAGATTGTATCAATCTTGCGCGGTCAGAAAGTTGTTGCTTTTTACCTAAACATCGCCCGCAATGGTGACACTGATTGCCCTGTTATTGACGGTCACGCTTTTAACATCGCCTGCGGAACTGTTTCTAATTTAAGGGAGGTTCCCTCAATCACACCTAGCGGATTCGAGACGCTTCAGAACCTCTACAGGGACGCCGCTAGGGAAGTGTCCGCCAGGACGGGCGAGACGATCAGCGCGGGGCAGATGCAAGCGATCACCTGGGTTTGCTACCGCCGCCGTCACAAGGGGTTGCAATAGCGCCCCGATACGGCACAATGGGGGAGTCAATCACCACAGCACAATGGAACTAGAACCACTGGCAAGCGAACTTAAACTGACTCGGGCGATTGTCTGCCGCTTCTTAATTCAACCCCTGGCATGGCGGGAACCTGACTGGGTTCAGGCGACGGGATGGGCGGTCGATGGTAAAGAAGCGCACCGATTCGCCGTCGAGTCTCGCGATCCCCAGATGATCTGGCATTGTCCCGATCGGTCGGAACCGATCCCATACCTGGCAAGGGTTGGCAACCGCTGGCGGATGCCGCAGCGTCTCACCTATAGGGGTGTGAGTTACTGGCGGTTGCGCTAGTTCTCCACATTCTCCACAGGGTTTTCCACAGTTCAGCGTCCCTTATGGGGCGCTTTTTTTTGTCTTTCTTTATATTTCATTCTGTTACAGTTTTTGTCAGCATTTCAGAGTGGACACAAATAAAAGTGGTTGTAACCGATTATGACAGCAAAAAGACAGTTCGTGGATCGGCACAAGCCGCTGAGATCCCTTGCGGCGCAAGGGGTTTGGGCAGTGGTGGACACATTCGTGAGTGGCAGTCCCATTGATCAGCAGTTCTTATTGGCAGTTGTTCGTATGATAAGATATACTAATGTGTTACCCTTGCGCCCCCCCGATTAAAAATGGGTCACTACCCTAACCTACAGAGGTGACAGATCGAGTGAGTGATTTCGAGTTCATATAAAAAATTTTTGCCAAAAAAATTTCCGCCAGGGGGTCGATACATAATAGGGGTGTCTGGGCGGTCTCGTCTGAACAACGATTCATTAATAGTCCACACCCATGTTATAATAGAGATAATGAGAATTCTCAAAATGCGGCGGAAGACTCCTTATTGGAATATGTGGAGAGTCATTCTGACTTATTGGATTGCTCGTCATCCGAAGGTAGTACTAACCGCCCTGGGAGTTCTCATTGTCGTGCTATATAATTCGGTATCGAATTAAGTAATAATGGATACAAAGATCTATCATATCTACGACAAAGAGAATAAAGTTGAGTATGCAAAGTTAAGCGAAGAAGACTTCACGGTTGTGTGGCGGAACATTGATCAGAACCGCTACGAATACGAAGAACTTACTGTTGACCACAGTGTGGTTGCAGATGCTTCATATTGACATAAGATACATACACTGTTAGAATTGAACTGAAAAAACTTTTAAGCTATGGCAAAAGGATTCACTGTTAAGGCGGCAGCGCCTACCAAGCCTAAAGAGGATTGGGACTATCAGGCAATCAAAGAGCGTATGCGAGGCAAAAGCATTGTATTCTGCTTGCCTGGTCGCAATTGCTCTTATACGTTTCTGAAGAGTTTTGTACAACTTGCATTTGATCTTGTACAGAACGGAATGAATATTCAGATCTCTCAGGACTATTCCTCTATGGTTAACTTTGCACGTTGCAAAGTGCTTGGGGCGAATGTTCTGCGTGGTCCTAAGCAAGTACCCTGGGATGGTAAACTCCCCTATGATTATCAACTGTGGATTGATAATGACATTGTGTTTACCTCTGAGAAGTTCTGGCAACTGTGTGATCTCGCAGTTCCTGGTCCTGATAAAGATGGTAACGAAGTACCCGAGCGTGAAATTGCTGCGGGATGGTATGCCACCGAAGATGGTATGACTACGAGTGTTGCACACTGGTTGGACGAAGACGACTTCCGTAAGAACGGTGGTGTCATGAACCATGAGACCGTAGAGTCCATGGCAAAACGTCGCAAACCCTTCACGGTTGATTACACTGGTTTTGGATGGGTGCTGATTCGTAAGGGCGTCTTTGAGCGTCTCGAATACCCTTGGTTCGCTCCTAAGATGCAAGTCTTTGAGTCTGGTGGAGTTCAGGATATGTGCGGAGAGGACGTATCGTTCTGTCTGGATGCCAAGGAAGCAGGCGTCGAAACCTGGTGCGACCCTCGTATTCGTGTTGGACACGAAAAAATGCGTATTATCTGATGGATATCCTTTATAACATCTGTTATAATGGCGAGGTACTCCTTCAGGGAATCACTCTGGAGGAGTCCACAGAGGTCCTACAAGACCTCTCTGAACGTTATTATGAAGGAGAACCCATAAATCCTTCATTTATCTCACTTGAACCAATTCTTGATTAATTATTAATTATGGCAAAAGTTAAAAAGTCTATGATGGGCACTCAGTTCATCGAGTCTACCCCGAAAAAAACTCGGCAAGGAAGCGGACAGCATACCAAATACGCCGCGACATCTCGGAATTCTAAGCCAAAACGTTATCGCGGACAAGGACGGTGATATAATCGGGGTCTTCGGACCCCTTTTTTTGTCAATAAATATTCTTAAGGGATAGAAACCCCGTAAAAAGTTCTAATTTACCAAATTGGAGCAAAAAATGGGCAATTATCACAAGGTCGATAAGGGAGAATTCTTTATTGAAGAGGGAATGACCCTAATTACAGAGGTTGACAGTGACAAATACCTTGATATGGCGGCAAGAAGACGCCGTGCGAAGCAAAAAGAAGAACTTTATCAGATTCCAGAGGACCGTTTAGAGCGTCCTTGTGGTGGAGCAGGTGGATTTGACGATTTTGTCGAAAGATTTGAAGAGTGAAGTCGAGTAAAAGTGTACTAAATAACTGAAAAGTATGCTTTTCCCTAAATATCATGCCATTAGAGCGCATTAGTCGCAGATTTAAAGATATAAGTCTCACGTTGAAGAGAAATCCTTTGACGAGAGACTTAATTACTTTACAAAATGAGTATGCTATATCCCGTGCAGTACAAAATCTTGTGCTTACTATACAGGGAGAGAAGTTTTTTGACCCAGATTTTGGGTGTGCTGTCAATAGATTGTTATTTGAGAATATTGACTTCTTTACTGCAAGAACATTAAAGGATGAAATTGAATCGGTCATTAGAATAAATGAACCAAGAGTGGATTTGACGGAGGTAGTTGTAATTCCAAACTACGATGATGGTCAAATGGACGTTACCATTAAGTATCTCATCGTAGGAATTGATGCGACAGCACAGCAGTTACAGTTCGTATTACTACCAACACGATAAATGTCACTAGTCAACGTCTCATCTCTAGATTTTGAAGAAATCAAAGAGTCAATAAAAAGTTACCTGAGAGCGGATGGTACTTTTACTGACTATGACTTTGAGGGGTCTAACTTTACTGTGTTGTTAGACACTTTGGCATACAACACGTATATTAGTTCCTACAACGCTAATATGCTAACCAATGAGGTGTTCCTTGATGGAGCAACCTTAAGAGAGAACGTAGTGTCTCTTGCAAGAAATCTTGGATATATCCCTAGATCGGTTACTTCTGCGAGAGCAGTAATTAGTTTTTATCTTGATCTCACTAGTTTTGCCACAAACCCAGTATCGGTAACTCTTAAGAAGGGTATTGTTGCAACTTCTTCAGTAAATTACTCTGGAAAGAACTATGTGTTCACTATTCCAGAAGATATCACTGTTCCTGTAAGTTCTGATACTGCTATTTTTGATGAAGTTACCATTTATGAAGGTGCATACGTTCAAAACACCTTTACAGTAGATGCAAATAATAAAAATCAGAAGTTTATTCTTCAAAATCCACGAATTGATACAGAATTGATTCGAGTTGAAGTACGAGAGAGTAGAAATAGCAACGTAACTAGAGTTTACAAGAAGTCTGATAATTTAACAACTACAAAATCGACAGATGATGTCTTCTTCATCAATGAAATTGCTGATTCTAGGTATGAATTGATCTTTGGTGATGGTAGTTTTGGTAGTAAACTCAAAAATGGAAATTACATCATTGTAAACTACATTGTTACTAATGGTGAGCGTGCTAACGGTATCAATAAGTTCTCATTTACAGGTAGATTTATCGATAACAATGGATCACCCGTAAAGATCACTTCACCCCTCGTAGAGACGATCCAGGGCACCGCATACGGCGCTCCTATAGAGAGTGTGGAGTCGGTTAAGAAGCTTGCACCAAGGGTATATGCATCACAAAACAGGGCAGTTACTGCTAATGACTATGAAGCACTAATTCCCCAAATATATCCAGAAGCAGAGTCAGTATCTGTATTTGGTGGTGAAGAATTAAGTCCACCAAAATATGGAAAAGTCTTCATCACGGTAAAACCACAAAATGGTTCATATTTACCTAACATTGTTAAAGATAATATTAAAACTCTTCTGAGAAGATATGCCGTAGCAGGAATTATTCCAGAATTTATCGATCTCAAATACCTGTATATCGAGTACTACACTAACGTTTATTATAACCAAAACCTTGGTAATGCTGAAGGAATTAAATCTGCGGTATCTAAAAATCTTGAAAAGTACGCTGCTTCTGATGAGTTAAATAGATACGGTTCAAGGTTTAGATATAGTAAGTTCTTGAAACTGATTGACGACACGTCTGTTGCAATTACTTCTAATATTACGTCTATTGCAATTAGAAGAGATGTAAAACTTACATTAAATGTGTTTAGTGAGAATGAAATTTGCTTCGGCAACAAAATACACATTAAGAACCAAAGTGGATACAACTTCAAAACTAGTGGAGTTCAAGTTCAAGGTATAACTGGAACAGTTTACTTTAGTGATACTCCAAATGCAGATGGAATGACTGGAAATGTATTTGCATTTAAATTAAATGCTTCTTCACAACCCATCATCGTTAGACAGAATGTTGGAATTATTGATTATGAGAAGGGCGAAATTAAGTTGAATGCCCTTAACTTTACAAATACATCGAAATTGAAGTTTGGAGACAATATTATGGAAGTATCCATAATTCCAAGATCAAATGACATCATTGGTCTCCAAGATTTGTATCTACAACTCGATACAACTACTTCGGAAGTAACAATGGTCTCTGATGTTATCTCTTCTGGAGCAGACCTCTCAGGATCTCAATACATAGTATCATCTAGCTACTTAAACGGCGCATACGTAAGGTTATAAAGATATGCAAAATAGAGTTCAAATCAAGAATCTCGTTCAGGACCAAGTTCCTCAGTACGTTAGAGATCAGTATCCAGAATTCGTTGAGTTTTTAGTAGATTACTATAGAACTCTTGAAGATCCTGGTGGTCCTCTTGATATTATCAATAATATTGATAATTATACTGCACTTGAGCAGTTGGCAGAACTCGTATATAAAACAGATTCAACAGAATCTGTTGGATATAGCACTGATATTGTTAGAGTAACAGATACTCACGGATTTCCAGAAAAAAATGGTCTAATTAAAATTAATAGTGAGTTAATTCACTATAGATCTAAGACACCTACTAGTTTTAATGGTTGTTCTAGAGGATTCTCTGGAATTACTTCATATTATGCATCAGAATCAACTCCACCTGAGTATGAGAAGAGTTTAGTTGGTATTCATAGTAGTGGTGTAGATGTATTCAATTTGAATGCATTATTTTTAACAGAGTTATACCGAAAGTATAAGCGACAGTATGCTCCTGGATTTGATGACCTTCAGTTCTTTGAATCAATTAATGAAAAAGTTGCTGTTGCAAGGTTAAAGGACTTTTACTCAGCAAAGGGTGCAAACTCTTCGTTTGAAGTTTTATTTAAGTTATTATATGGCGTTGATGTTGACGTTATCAAACCTAGAGACTTCCTTATTCAACCATCTGATGCTGATTACAGAATCACCAGAGACCTGGTTGTAGAGAGACTTATCGGTGATCCAGAAGAATTAGTAAACAGAACTCTTTATCAAGATCCAACTGATAAAATTCAAAAAGCAGCGGGTACAATTACCGACGTTGAGAAGATTTTTAGAGATGGTGAAGAATATTATAGACTTAGTTTAGATTATAACCCAGAATTAGAGACTTTTGTATTTACAGTACACCCAAAAACAAGAGTAACAAATCCAGTTTCTATTGGTCAAACTTATATTGACGTAGATTCAACTCTTAGTTTTGATAATGAAGGAACTCTTGTCATTTTTGACAATGAAGTAGAATATCAAATTGAGTATGGATCTAAAAGTTCTACTCAATTCTTTGGATTGACTTCTCCAGTTGCATTGAGTCTCAATCAAAATATTACAACTCCAGATTACGCTTACGCCACTGTTGATGGTGATGAGATTAGAGTAAAAGTCACTGGAGTTCTTGGTGATCTTGAATTTAAGAGAGAAGATTCATACTATTATCAATCAGGAGATCAAATTGAGATTGTTTCTTTAGGAACAGACAGTGATGATTATAGAACAAAGAGTTGGATTATTAACTCTACTCCAGAATATGAGATTACGGAACTGACACAGGTTGCACTTAAGTTAAATGGTGCTGCTCAGTATAGGGTTAAGACATTTGATCCACATATCTTTACTTTAGGCGATATTGGAACTGTTACTGGCACTGATGGCAACCAGTATGACATCTTTGTTATTGCAGTTTCTGATGAGTATGAGTTTGATATAAACTTAACTACAGTTATTAATACAACTCAGGTAAAGTACACTATTAGAAAGGGTGTATCTAAAACTGAATCTATAAGTAACCCACAATTGAATATTATGTCTGCCAATGTGCAGAATGTATACGTTGATGATGAAGATACTTATGTTGTAGCTTCTTCTTTACCAGATTACTATAATACACCAATTACTGTAGAAGATTTATCTGTTACTTTTAGTGGTCAATATGATGGTGAGGACATAAACATTGGTGCAAATGCATTTACCACAGGAGATGCAATTAATTATTCATACAATAATAATATTGGATTGGATATTCTTGAGGGACAGTATTTTGTATATAAAGTAAATTCCTCAACAGTCAGATTGGCAACTTCTAGATCTAATATTAGAAGTGGAATTTTTGTTAAAGTTTTTGGAACGGTTTTCAACAATAAATTTGAGTTATTAAGATTCCAAGGCAAAACTCTTCAACCACAAGACGTTATCAGAAAGTTCTCTCCACCAAAACCTGCTGATGATCCACAAGAGGCAGTAACAGTTCCAGGAAATGTTGGAATGTTCATTAATGGTGTTGAGATTATTAATTATAAATCGTCTGATACTCTCTATTACGGTCCAATTAAAACGATTGATGTATCTGCGCCAGGAGATAGTAATTATGATGTAATCAATCCACCAATTATTACTATTGATGACAATGTTGGTATTGGTAATACTACATTTGGATCAGGTGCTGAAGCAGTTGTCAACGTTACAGGGTCCTTAAGTAGAATCAATATCCTCGATAAAGGTTTTGATTACGTTGAGGAACCAAAAGTTACTATCTCTGGTGGTAATGGCAACTCTGCAGAGGCAAAATGTAACGTTTCAAAAGTAATACACTCAGTATCATTTAATGCTGGTAGTTTATATGACAATTTGAGTCTTGCTAATAACACTATTGGTTTTTCCACTGATCATAGATTGCGTGACTTAGAGAAAGTTTTATATTCTCGACAAGATCAAGATACTATTGGTGGATTAGTTGATGATAACATTTACTTTGTTAAGAGGGTTGATGCAACTACAATTAAACTCCACAATACTTTAGATGATGCTATTGTTGGTTTAAATACCGTTAATTTTACGTCTTATGGAGAGGGTCTTCAAAAAATAATTGCATTCAATAAGAAAAATGTTGTTAGTTCCGTTGAAATTGTAAATCCAGGAGAAGGATATACAAATAAAACATTATTCTTTGAAGACGAGCATGTAAACATCTATGATAACAAGATTGAATATCCAAATCATGGATATAGTAATAGAGAAATAATTAGATTTAATACTGAGGGAACTTTACCCGTAGGTATCAATTCTACATCAGAATACTATGTGAGTGTTGTTGACAAAGATTCTTTTAGAGTCGCAGAGTACAGAGCCGTAGGTGTTGGTAGTACATTACCTTCAGACTACAATTATATTAATAGAAGATTTATTGATTTCACTGATGGTGGAACAGGTATTCATAATATCAAGTACAGACCCATCACAGTCTCTCTTGAAGCACCTATTGGAATCACAACAACATCTGGTCAAGACTTTTTTGCAAAAATTGAACCAGTATTTACTGGAGATATTGTCTCAGTATCAATTAAAAAACGTGGTAATGGATATGGCGATGAAAATGTACTAAATTACAACAGACAACCAAATATTACATTATCTAGTGGTAGTGGAGCACAATTAAGTGTAATTGTATCTTCTGCAGGAAGAATTATTGGTGTTATTGTTAACTTTGGTGGTTCTGGATATAATTCTCCACCAGAAATTAGAACTATTGGATCTGGTGATGGTGCAATCTTAACGCCTGTTATTGAAAATGGAGTTATAACAGAAGTTAGAATTATTGATGGTGGATTTGGGTATAAACAGGTAGATACTGTCTTACAAGTTGTTCCGACAGGATCTGGGGCACAATTTAGAGCAAATATTACATCATGGTCTATTAACTACGTTGAAAAAATTATTCAATCAGAAAAACTAAATCCTGATGATGGAATTATTACCTCAGCTCTGAGTGCAGAAAAAGGTCTTCAGTATGTTCATGGATATGCTGGTAGAGAATTCAGACGTAAGGTTCTTGCAACATCAATTGATATTGATGGAAATACTATTTACAGAGATGATATTGAAAATGACACCAATTCTGTTCTATATCACTCTCCAATTATTGGTTGGGCATATGATGGTAATCCAATTTATGGTCCATATGGATATGCAGATAAAGAGGGTGGCGCAGTTAAGCGTTTACAGACTAGTTACAGTCTTCAACTTCAACCAAATAGACCAGGAACGGCACAGTTCCCATC